ATATATATATATAAACTATTATGATAAAAGTTTTATTTAAAAATAATATTAATATTATTTAATAGTAAAAGTAATATTAATGAGTAACGCAGATATTTTACTAAAAGCATTCGAAAATGATGACAATAATTTTATTTTAAATCACACATCTGAAAAAATAGAAAAATCAAAAAGAGAACTATTTGAAGAATTAAATTTGAACAAGGAAGACGTAGACGATTTAATGAAGAAACTAGAAGATTATATTTATATTAGCGAAATTCCTGAAATTGTATTGGGATGTTATATGCGCTGGATTCCGTTGAAAGACCCTGAAAACATATTTTTAACGCGCGGTGCAATGATTTGTGACATTAATATATGTGCAAAAGGAACAAGTGTTGTTTGCACAAATCGTAATAAAAAATATATGCAAATAAATATGGATGAAGCACTTGTTTTTAGAAAACTAACACCACAAGAAAAAATATTGCTTAGTGCAATGAATTATTTGAAAAAATAAAAAACAATCTTTATTTATTATTTCAAATAAATTTAAATTCTCGATTGTGTATATGAGCCACTATACACTTTTCATAAATGATATTTTAAATAAAAATTTTTTATTCCAAGAAGAAGTAAAAGAAAAGGTAAAAGAAGAATCGTTATTTTCATCTAGTTACGTTAATGTAAATGATATAAAACCCGCACTATTATCAAATAGTTATACTTTTATTTATCATAGGTTGACTACATATTCGTATGCTAAATATAAAGAGAAATATGACTATTTAAGAAAAAAAACTCGTTCTTTTTATGAAAAGTAATCTAAAAAATAGGTTGGTTCGTCGCCAATTCTTGTGCTATCATTCCTGCAGATGCAATCATCGCTAGACGACCATTATTTAATTCTTTATTCAAAAGTTCTTTACCTTTATCGCTAGTTAAATCATCACCCAGTGAAAATCCAATGTCACCTGGTTGATATTCTTCATTCAATCGAAAAATGTTTTCATTGCTTTCAAAAGGGTTTTTCCATCCTTTTAACATAGATGCAAATTCAGAGCTAAACATTAAACCAGTTAAACCCATTTGCATTACTATGGGAAGTTCATCAAAATCATGTACCGCTGATTGATGTGTCATTTTTTCAATAATTGGAATAGTAATGGCACTAACCATACCAAGACGTCCATGTTTTAGCTCAGCTTCGCGATAAAATTGTTGGTTCGCCAAATCACCCTCTTTAGAAAATCCCAACGGATCGAAATAACCGAGGGGGCGTGTTGAACCTTCAAAAACAAATCCTCCTGACGTGGCGCATAAAAGTAAAAAACTAAATAATTTGTAAACCATTATACATAATAAAAAACGTTATTTATTTAAGTTATTTACTTTCTTAAAAATTATTTCACCCAATTATTTGCTAATTGTTTATAACTCGATTCACTTACCTTAACTTCATAAGAATATTCGTATTTGTTTTTAATTTCGTTCAATATATAGGAGTCATCGCTAATATTATATTTACGCAAAACATTTTCGATATTTTGTTTCAGCTTCAAATCGTAAATAATAGAATCATCATTGCAATTTGAAGCATTACCAATTCGGATTACTCTATGGTTTGATGGTTGATTGATTTTTGTCCAACCATTGTGGGTTGCAGCACGTAATGACATTAAAGATTCTATTCTTGACATGTCGTTTTGTTAGTTTACATTGATTTTAAGATTGTAATTAAAATCAATTTTTATTTTTTCTTTCTTTTTATTTTATTACAAATATGCTTTTGTGAATTCATCCTTTTCGATTTGTTTCGTTTAAATAATTTAAATTATATATTTAAATTATTTAGAATGAATTACTATCTTTATGGGTTACAGCGAAGTGGCACTAATGTTGTTCAAACTTTTATAGAAAAGAATTATAATATTTCTTTTATGAATGGAGAAAAACGATATTCGCCATCACACAAACATTTTAGAATATATGATAATAAAAATTTGATACCAGTAACAGATAAATCAAAACAATATAATAATCCATTTATCATTAATTCTTTAGAAGATTTAGATAAATTGTTAAGGGATTTAAATCATACTAATAGATATATTATTGTCTATAAAGATATATTTTCTTGGCTTCCGTCTATTGAAAAATGGGCAAAAGAATGTAAATGGATAACAAATTCAAAAATGGATTTTATTGAAGATTATTTACATTTTATAAAAAAATGGTATTCAATCAGAAATGATAGAGTAATATTTATTAATTATGATGACTATTTAAATCTATCTGACAAAGATAATTCATTACTAGATAGGTTATCATTATTCTTAAATTATAAACCTCAACAAACTAATTCTACCTTTGATAGAGTAAATTGTTCATCAAAATTTACATCTGATAGAAAAAAATACTATTTAAATAAAGAATATTTAAATATTTATTCAAAAGAAGAAATAGATAAAATAAAAAATAATCCAACTTATAAAGAAATTACTGAATACGAATTTTAATTCTTCTTACCATTTGAAATTATATTATTTGCGAGTTTAAAATAATATAATATTTAATTCATGATACAATAATCGAATGATGTTATTGGAAATTTCTATTACAAATATGCTTTCGCAAATTCATCTTTTGTCATAATAATAATATTTAATGATTTTGCTTTTTCTACCTTACTAGAACCATCATCATGAGATTTTACTAACAATGCAAATGTATTTTTCGATACAGACGCACTTTGTTTTACATTGTATTTATTTTTCAAATTGTTAATAAATTCTTCATCTCGAAAACCTGTCATAACAATATGTTTTTGAAACAATACATGATTAATATCATATTCTTTTTCTATTTTTGCACTTGTTTCTAATTTGTATGTTAATTTGCAATTTTCCAAAAATGCAGTAAACTCGCCTATGCGTTCTACAAAATTAGTTGCGGTTTTCTTTGCCATAGATTTTACGTTTGCAAGCCTTTCTATTTTTGCTTCATTTGATTCTTGCGAGACAATTATTTCAGGATATCCTTCTAATATCGCTTCAAATTTTTTAGTACCAAACCCATGCTCAAATTTGTTCGATGCAGTCATCAATACTGGCAATTTCGCTTTTTCTAATTGTGCTTTAATACCTGTTGATAAATTCGTTGCCGTTTTTTCTTGTATACCTTCTATTTTCATAAAGTCATCTTTCGTCATTTCCAAAATTTTGCAAATACTTCGATATCCCCCTTTCATTAACTTGCGCACCGTTCCTTCACTCAATTGTTTCACCTTTAGTGTTTGAAAAAACATAGTAATGTTTTTTTCTAATACCTCATCATTTTGGTCTTTATCTTCCAAAATAATATCTACATGAGTACTATTCCAATAATATTTTTCATCAGGCATTTTTGGTTCTTCTGCCGGTTCGATTACCTCCTGAATATAAGGAATCACGTCACCACTACGAATAATCTTTACCATTGCACCTAAATTTAATTTTTTTTCTACCACAAATGCAGCATTAAAAGCAGTAGCATATTCAATAGTTACACCTCCTAATTCAATAGGTTCAATACGTATACGTGGTTTTAAATACCCATCTTTGCTTGGAGACCATAACACATCGACTATTTTCGCTTCTGCGACTTGGTCTGTCAAAACCATTTTAAATGCAAATGCATATTCGGGATTTTTCTCTTGGCGAGGATAAATTTCATTATGTGTTACAATTACACCATCCATAATATAACTATATCCTTCACGCCAAGCCACCAAATTTTTAGAAAGAGAATCATTTGTAATAGAATCACATTGTACATGATGCACCACTTTTACACCCAGCGTTTCCATCAACTTGAATTGGTCGCTTGGTTTCAATACTGGTTCTATTACTTCGTATGCTACGAAATCAATATTATTCATAACATCTGCATCTACTGATTTAGAATTCATTAATCCCGAAACAAAATTACGCGCATTTTTAAAAGATTTTGCATAATGTTTTGCAAACAATTCTTTTGAAATAATAAATTCTCCACGAATAGTAATATTTTCCTTTTTGGGCAAACGTAAATAAGGTATTAAATAACTAATATCTTGACCAACACGTCCGTCACCTCGTGTATAAAGTTTTTCTTCGCCATTTTCTGTTGAATATAAACCACTGACACCATCCAATTTTACAGATAACATATAATCCTTTGGATATTTTTCTATGAATTTTTCTATTGCATTTGTAGTGGGTTTAATTTTGTCCATTGACCCCATGAAATAAGGAAGCGTTACTTTGTTTTTCACGTTTTTAATAATTGGTGCTCCAATTTTTTTCAACACTTCATTTTTGGGAAATTTCTTTTCTACAAATTCTTTTAAAATATCATATTGATTGTCATTCATTAATGCTTTTTCATTATAATATTGCTCATTTGCATGCTCCATCATTTTTACTAACATTGATTCTTCCAGTTTATCTAAATAATCGATGTTTTTAGATAAGAACTGCTTTATATGCAATTTAATTTCACGTTTTGGTACTACCTTTCTTTTGATAGTCATTGTTTTTGGCTTTCCTTTATTATTTGACGATACCTTTTTAATTGTTTTCGGACTTGATTTTTTAATAGTAACTTTCGGGGTTTTATTTAGGCGTTTTTTAGCAGTTTTGATTTTTTTAGAAGACGATTTTGCAGGTGGTGGAGTTGTTTGTTTCAATGTTTTTGGACTTGATTTTTTAGATGATGATTTTTTAGTATTTAGTACTTTTTGAACACTAGGTTTTTGATTTGTTTTTGTTTCTTGTTCGGATTTTTTTATAGAATCACTAGTTAGTTTTACTATAGCATTTCCATTTTTTCTTTGTTCTGGAGTTTTGTATTCCAAACCCAAATACGAAAAAATATCTTGTTCACTTAAAAATTCCCCAACTATTTTATCGCCTTTCTTTTTATTTTCCATTTTATACAAACCATGTTCATTTAGTGTTACTCCCTTAGAAAGTGCGTGATGCCGCATAATTGTATTAAAAGCTTTTGAACCTGTAAAATATAATACAGCAAAAGCATATTCATCTGGTGGGGCATATAAAAAATCCAAGCGACGAGCCTTTTTCCCTTCTAATTGACCAATCGTTAAACTTTTAACTTTACCACGACTTAATACTTCTATTATGATTTTTTCTTTTATTAACCCGTCTAAAAAATCGGCAAATACTTTCTTATTATCTAGTTTGGAAGTAATAATTAAATCGATGTCTCCTGAACTTGCAAGGCCTCGACGATAACTTCCTACTATTTCAAATGACACATCGTCTTTTTGTGATACAAATATTGTATCAAACACTTTTTGTATTTGTTTATCATATACTTCTATTTCTTCACGAGGGATGCGATGAGTTAAATCTTCGTAATATCTTAACCCTTTTTTTTGAACATTGTTCAGCATTTCAGGATGTTTGTTAAGTTCCTCTATTGTGGTAATACCCTTTTCAATAATTTCTTTAGCATTTTTAATTCCTATTCCATGTACCTGAGTAAATACATTAATTGGGTTAACACGTTCACGTTCTAAATAACCAACTTTCCCAGTTTCTTCAAATTCCTTCAGTTTTTTTAAAATTGCTGAACCCATTCCAGGTTTGCCTTCTAATTGTTTATAAGTATTTATATCCTCGTTCATAGTTAATATTGTTTCTTCGCCTTTTTTGTATGCACGTGCTTTAAAAGGTTCTCCTTGGCGCATTAATATTGTTTCCAATTCACTTAATATTTTTGAAAAATCTTCATTGTAGCGTTTTTTATTTTCTATTGAACTAGATGTTTTTTTCATAGTTTTACTCGATGATTTACTTTTAGATTTTTTTCTTGAAGAACTTTTTGTTTTACTATCCATATATTATGCATTTTTTTTATTTCAACTCATTTTTTATTTTTTCGCGTTTTGCTGAATTTTGCACGCTTTCGTATTTTATATGTTTTTCCTTTGAAATTCTTTAAACTTGACTTTTTTTCACATTGAAACTGATATATATCCAATTTTTTTCGGTGAATAACAGAATCACGACAAATACCTGTAGGAATACGTTCACTTTTATCTTTGCGTGATTTTTTCACTTTTTTTATGCATCTACATAATTTATTGGCTAAAACATCTTCCGCGGTTGATTTCATCTTGGAACGAGTTTTTGGGATAGGAATATCATAATAATCTAAAATTTTTTTATAGTCATCGTGGTTTAAAAGTTGTTCCATATATTAGTCTAATATTATAATTGATTTAATAAATTTGCTAATATAATAATATTCGCATATATTATGCTAACAACACATAACAAACATGTAATTGTTTTTGATTTAGATGAAACATTGGGTTTTTTTCAAAATTTTGGTCTATTTTACTATACACTGCAAAATTATATACACCAACCCATACCTTTTCAACTTTTTTGTGATATAATGGATTTATATCCTGAAATATTGCGTCCTAAAATCTTTTCTATTATAAGATATGTTCTTGATGTAAAAAAACAATATAACGTTACCATTATGATTTACACAAATAATCAAGGTCCAAAAGAATGGGTTCAGTTAATTAAACAATATTTTGAATACAAGTTAAATCAACCTATTTTTTCAAAAATTATATACGCTTTTATGATTAATGGACGCGTGATAGAACCAAAACGCACTAGTCATGATAAAACGTACAAAGATTTATTGCGCACAACACGATTACCGAAAGAAGCTAAAATATGTTTTATAGATGATGTATATTACGATGATATGAATGACGACAATGTATATTATTTACACATCGACCCCTATGTTTCGTCACTTCATTATACAACAATGGTAGAACGATTAGTTAAATCCAAATTATTGGGTGAAATTAATCAAAAATACTTAATCAAAAATATGGCAAATGCTTTTATGAATGTTAAATATCATCGCAAGACACAAAAAGATTATGATATGGATATTATTATTGGTAAAAAAATTATGATGTGTCTTCAAGAATTTTTTCTGGAATTTTAAATATTCGCGCAACACTTGTGAGTGATGTCGAAGATAACATAAAAATCGCCGCACTGAATATTATTTGTTGATCAAAATCAGTAAATTTATATTTACGCAAAGGATGAAATCGCCACAATAAAATTAATGCAATATACACATTAAATGTAGTTTGTAACGTTTCTAAATATTCGGGCGCAAAAGACGCTATTCCAATAAAAGTAGTTACATATATAAAATAGGTTGCAAATAATATAATATAATAAATTTTTTCTACGTTTTTCATTATTATATTATAGTAATATTTTTTCAAAGGCAATATTTACATGTTTTGCTTTACATCATTATAGATTTTCAATGTTCGCGCACTTGAATCTGTTGCATCAACATATTTTGGCATCCAAAAATATTTAATTATATTTGAACGCCCTTCGTAATGTTTTTCAAATATATGACGATAATATTGTTGTTCTTTTGTAATTGGTTTATTCCAATAATAATGACTTGATAAAAACATATTTTCTTCGTCAAGTGTTTCTATATGTTCTTGAATAATTTCATACCATGACCGGATTTGTTTGCTTACACCATCACTAAAAGCTTCTTTTGTTCGCCACAACACTTCCGTTGGCATTAATGGCTTTCCATCAAAGCTTACTTTTGAAAATGCATTTCTTACCAAAAATTTTTCACATTTTTTCAAATAATTATGATTGCGAATATTCGGATGTATAGACATATAATATTGTACAAAATAACGATCCAAAAATGGAGTTCGTGCCTCTAGTCCATTTGAAGAAATAGATTTATCTGAACGTAACACATCATAACTATGAATATTTGACATTAAGCGCTTGCATTCTTTATCAAATTCAATGCTATCAGAACATTTATGAAAATATAGGTAACCACCCATTAATTCATCAGCACCATCCCCATTAAATATAACTTTAGCTTCGCTATGTTCACTTATATATTTTGCAACCAAATAGTTACCAACACTTGCGCGAATTGTTGTTGTATCATATGTTTCCACGTTATAAATTACCTGAGGAATCGCGTCCAACATTTCTTTTTCGGTTACAACTACTTCATTATGATGAGTACCTAAATAATCTGCTACAATGCGTGCATATTTCAAATCATCAGAACCAGCTAATCCGATACTATATGTTTCTATTGTTTTTCCCGTATGCATTTTTACTTCACGATTTACAAGGGAACAAATCAATGAACTATCTAAACCACCTGATAATAAACATGCAATTGGACGTTCGGTTGTTTCAACGCGTTTTTTTACAGCAGACATCAAAAAACGAGTAATATTAAATTCTATTTCTTCAATTGACACTAGATTTTCATCACCTAAAAATGTATTAGTAATAATATTATAAGGTTGTTCACTTATTTCTGCTTCCCAACATTGGTCTTCTATTTTATATACCGAATAACTACCTGGTTTAAAATATTCAATTTCAATATTGCCTTCACGTTGACATAAATTATGAAGCATTTTCATATCAGATGCAAACCCACAAAAACTTCTGATTGATTTTGAATATGTTTTATATAAAGGGCGTACACCATACGGGTCACGTCCAACAACTATTCTAGGATTTTGTATTTCACTATTATCATAAATAATAAAAGCAAATACACCATCTAACATACGCAATGTTTCTTCAATACCATAACGCAAATATAAATGAATAATTACTTCGCAGTCCGAATCAGTAGAAGGAGTCATATCCATCATTTTATAAAGTTGCTTATAATTGTATATTTCACCATTGCAAATCAACTGAATATTATTGTAATATATTGGTTGATGAGAACCACTATTTAAACCATTAATAGCAAGACGATGAAATCCCAAATAAAAGTTATTATTTGAATTTACAAGACTTATTTTGTTCAAAGATGAATATTCAGGTCCACGGTTTTCCTTTCAAACTCTTTTTCGATGACACTTTCGTCTGCATTACACATTAAGGCAAAAATACCGCACATAAAGTTATACTATTATTTATCTTTAATCATTTTCAATAAATATATTGTGTTATATTATATAATGTTTGAAGAATCTTCTAATTCGAATGGGTCAGGATTTTTCACTCCTTTTGATGCGCAATATTGTAATTACTTTTACTTTTTGATGCTTTTCTTTTTTGTTGTTTTTGTTGGGTCGATTGGTTTAGTTGCCTTTAGATTATTTAGCTCAAAAGGTAAAGACAATGCTCCTTTATATATGAGCATACTTCATTCTTTTGTACTATATTTCCAAAGTAGATTGCTTTATAGCATGTGTGTATTCTCACTCCCCATGTAAAACTTGACATGTTTATAATTTAATAAATTCATATACTAATTTATTTTCTATTTAATTAGTATATGAATCGTATGTATAACGTAATAAATGGTGTTTGTATTCGTAATGACGAACGTAATAATGAAATAAATCAGCGCATGTTTCAACGAAATACTACTGATAGACCATTAGAACCTAATATGAATGTACGACCAACTCCTACCAAATATGTGAAAATGCCTGTTGTAAATATACGCAAACCAGTTAACGAACCATTGGCCATACACAATGTATATGATAGTCAGAAACAATTTTATCCAGGAAATTCTAAAGCTCCATGGAGCGGCTTTGCTAATAATGTAGATACGGAAACACAATTGCGTAATACCACATTTGCTCTACAAAAATGTGACCAACGTGAATATGTTCCTTCTACAAATAGTAACATGTATTCTTATCCTTTGCAAAATCTACCTCCTCCTTTTCAACATGGATTATTATTTAGTGTTCCAGAAATGAAAACGAACGGGAAAGAATTTAATGATAGTGAAGTTTTTAATAATTCAACCCGCTATCAGCGCAACGATTTCAAAAATAAACCAAAAAAATGCTAAATGTATTTGTACAAATCACATAAAGATATTAACTTGTTAATTAGTACTAATGTATTCTGCATTTTTGGTTTTTTTTAGCATCATTGGTTGTGCGTTTGGCAAAGAATACATGGCAGTCGATTATCTTAATGTTGAACAATATCTAGGCAAATGGTATCAAGTTTATAGTGATAAATTTGACGATACATTTCAAAAAAATGGACGTTGTTCAACAGCTAATTATGGATTGCTAGAAAACAAAAATATTTCTGTACTAAATAAAGAATTAGACGAAAATGATAAGATTGATTCCATTACCGGCGTTGCCTTTTACAGGGAAGGAGATTATGGCGGTTATCTTACAGTACAACTAAAAGATTTGTATCCAGCACCTTACTGGGTAATAGAATTAGGTCCAGTCATAAATAATTATTACGAGTATGCTATTGTATCAGATAATAAAGCAGTTTCACTTTTTGTGTTATCTAGAAATGTATCCGAATTTTTCAATACATATAACGACAATGTTCTAAAATCACTTGAAGAATTTGGGTTTACAAAACCATGGAATTCGCCGAAACTTATGGACCAAACTAATTGTGGTGTTTTTTAGTTTTTTTTTCTTTTTGATTTTCGTTTTACCTTTTTTGTTTTCTTTTTTTTGTTATTTTTTCTTGATTTTTTTTTGCCACCAACTAAATAAGATTGCATATGTCTACGTGTATCTGTTTGCATTTTAGCATCTAATATTTTAGCTTTTTGATAATCCGATAACATTTCTATCATTTTATTAAATGTTTCATCGCTTATTGTATTATTCATATCGAGTACCGCTGAATTTTTCTTTCGTTTTAATTCATTAATTTCATTATCTATTTCTTTCTCTGTAAACGAATTTTTTTTCAGTAGTATATCTCTTAAATTATCTATATTTCCTGCATTTACGACTTTTCTTAAACTAGCACTCATTCTTATATTTTTCAAATATAATTATTTTTTCATGTGAAATATATTTTCTATTCATAATTTATGCCTGATAAAAATTTTGAAAAACTATCTTGTAGCCCATTAAGTGATAATGATTTTGATTTTACGTGCTACGACAAAGATGATTTGGAAAAACTTAAAAATGCCTATAATAAACGTCACAAGGATGACCCCATTAAAACAACAAACCCTAAAGAGATATGGGAATTTTTACGATATAAATACCACAATGTATGCAATAAAGAATCGTGTTGGTTAAGACGTGAATTTATACCTAATAAATTAGGACGCGAATTAGTGAATTCTTTTGCACCAACTCATCCTCCAAGTTGGTTAAAAAATGACCGCACATGGCTTTCATCAAGCGATATTCAAGATGTTATGAAACAATATGAACGTAAATACAAATGTTTTGAATTTATTGGACCTTCTCCCATTGATTATTATGAAAAAGATAGTTATACTGGAAATACACAATATGTATGGCCTGAATTAGTAAATTTTAAATTGGAAGACAAAATTAAACATGGGAAATATAAAATTGGGTTTATATTTAATTTAGATAAACACAACCAAGGCGGGTCTCATTGGGTTGCAATGTATTTAAATTTGAGAAACAAGTATTTATATTATTTTGATAGCGTAAAAACGACTAATGATAATCCCGTACCTTCTGAAATTACTAAATTGGCTAAATGCATACTCAAACAAGGAGAAAACATGAATTTAAATATTCATTATGGTTATAATGATAAAATAGTTCACCAACGTAAAAATACAGAATGTGGAATGTATTGCTTATTTTTTATTATTACTATGCTAAAAGAAAAACAAACATGGGAACAATTTTTATCAAAACGTTTATCCGATGATGAAGTACACAAATGCAGAAACGATTATTTTAACACATCTGTTTAGAGCAGAAGCAAAAATGCTAATGTATTTATTGCAATATATATTTTAAAAATATCTCATAAAATATATATATATAAATATGACTAATAATAATATGATTCATTCAGATCCAATATTTGCTATGAAAGGAGGAAATCCATATTATACTGATGGTGGAGGGTCCGATAGCGAGTCCGATAGTGACGACGACGAATTTCAAACTGGTGGTGATGGTTCGAATGATATATTAAGCAACATCGATACACGACTACTATATTATATTGTTTATTTATTGGACCCTGCGCAACGAGCTAAAATTGTCATGCCATCTTTTAAAAATGTTGTTGATATATTGCCTACTTCTCTTAATGAACAACAAAATAATGTGATTTCAAATAATAAATTTTTAATTTATGGTAAAGATGATTTGGTCGAAAAATTGCGTACTCATTTTGGGGAGTATTTAACTAAATTAAATGAGAAAGGAATAGAGGAATTAACAAAAATGTATGAGATGGATAATCAATACTTGCTACATGGAGAATATGAAAATAAATATAAATGTGGAGCAAATCCTGATGAAGGAATTAAAGCTCCATCTATTGATAATTTGAAAAATGGACGATTTTTATGTGACCAATTGCACGTATATAATAATACAGAATTTGATTCAAATGGAAAACAAAGCAAAGGATATAAATGTTGTGTCAAGAACACTAGAGCCGTATTAAAACAAGCTATTAACGCAACAATGGCTATAGAAACATTAAAAGCGTGTGCGTTTGTTCCGAATAAGTCCGTACTTGAGAAAGCAAACAATCATTTCAGGGAATATGCATCCAAAAAAAATCTAAGCCAGGAAGAAATGGAACATTTCGACGATTTTATAAATCAGGCAACAATAGGACGACCTAATATAGTTGCATTGTTAACACAACGCAGTCAAGGTTGCAGTGATAGACCTTCTCAAGCAGGTGGAAAAAGCATAATGTTTGGCGGTAAAACTAAAGGTGCCAATATATCAAAGTGCATAGAATATGAAATGAGACAAATTCTAGAAAGTGAATATGAAAAAGAGTTGGAAAAAATACAAAAAAACATGAGTTTGACCGATGACGAAAAAAATAGGGAACTAGTTGATTTGCGAGATGATTATATTGATAAAATAGAACTATTTTGCACAAATTGCAATGTAGACAAATCAGACATAGAAAAATGTGAAAAATATGTGTTAGGGGAAATACAGAAGAACCCTAGTTTTACTCGAAAAATCATAGTAGACAAAAAAAAGAGTAAAAGACCCAAACAAGCAGGTGGGGAATCCGCCATAGAAATTGCTAAATGGATGGGCTTTTTGTCTGAAGAAAGTCGGAAATTTATTTATACATCTAAAGATAATAATGACAATGCTACATTTCGTGATAATATTCAAACTCTTAAAGATATTTTAGACGTTAATTCATTTGTAAATGTTGCTGAAAATATAAGTGTATTAGCAAAGAATATTGCAATCAAAATTAAGAATACAGAGAAAGAAGGAGTTGCATTGTATAGAGTTGAACGCATAAAAAAAGAACAAACGACGGATTTCTTCGGAAATGATAGTGGTTATGATGATGATTCCTATGACGAAACTGAAGAATTTGTATCACTTAAGGAAACAGATGATTTCGACGATTTTACCAACTATATTCGCGAAGTACTTGATAAATATGAACCAATAAAACATGCATTACATATTCGTCAATATGTAAATGATGTTTCTGACTTATATTCTAAATTACCTATGGAGTCTAAAGATTCGTATGATGAAATTAAAGAGATATATGATGTGACTAAGGATGACGGAAAATATTTCGAAAACATAAAAGAAGAATTGAACAAACAAATAAATACTAACATTATTGGTATAGGTGTTTACACGACATTCAGTGTCGAGATACCAAGAACTCTAGGACAAAACATTGTGAAAGAAGTTGATGGACAAGTTTTTTATAAGCTAAAAAAAACGACGGATGCCCTGACGGATGCCCCGACGGATGTGAAAGAAATGTCGGTGACGCCAGTTAAACCGGGTGATAACACCATAGTTTTAGTTACTCCTGGTATAT